CGACACGGACGGCGGTGCCGAGGCCCGTCTGCCAGAGCAGCACGACCACGCCCACGACCACCACGGCGAGTGCCGCCATCCATAGAGTGGTGAGCCAGGCGGGCACCTTGTCCTCCAGACCAGATAGTTGAGTGTGAGTATCAGCAGCCAGATCGTTGATGCGCTGGGCACGGGTCACTACCTCCCGGTCACCCGTTGCTTGGCCGTGGTCGATGAGGACCTGGGCTTCCTCGCGGATGGCGTTGGTGTTGCTGCTCACCTTGGCGAGCGGGCTGCACCCCACCAGCCAGAAGTTAGCGAGAAGAAGGATGAGCAGGAGTCGCGTCAAGCTTGTCTTCGATCTTGTCCAGCCGGCGGTTGATCGACTCCTGTTGGGTTACTAGTTGCATGAGCAGTCGGTCGTGCGTGAGGTACGCGCTGCCGAGGATGGTGAGCAGGGTCAAGGCCACACCAATGATGCCGGCCCAGTCGCGTGCGGAAAGACGGACGACGTTGTTCTGCTCTAGGGTCATGGCTTTGTTTTAGAGATGCTCATGATGTCAAAGCGGTTACCAGTTGGCCGCAGATGTATTTGTACCCGGCTTCGGTGAGATGCTGCCGTTCGGTGACTGCATTGGCAAAGTAGGAAGTGCCACCTGATCCCGTCAGCAGGGTCGCATACGAAGCCAACGATGCACCGTTAATCATCGTGTATGTATTTGCGAGCGTTGCCGCACTCGCACGGACAGCGGTGAGGGTGTCGGGATTGTTGTTCTGATGCGAAGTCAGACCAATGAACCCAAGATCGGTCACGGGATACCCAAGAGCAAGCCAGCAAGACCGACAGGTTTCCATGAACATGGTGCAGTCGGCTGCAAACGTGCTTGAACCCGTTCCGTTGATTCCGCCCTGGAACATCACAATGACTCGGCCCGTGCCACCTCTTGCAATCTGCCGTGCGCGAGTTTCCCTCATGTATTGGGAAATTACAAGGGTAGCACCGAATACATCAAGCGCAACCTGATTCGTGGTTGCTCCACCGTAGTGACTGATTGACTGTACGGCAACGCCCTTGACTGATCGGCTCAAGCTGTGCAGCGCGAGAGCGACCTGACCCGTGATGTAGTAGTTGCCCCAAGTGTTGTCCGCATATGCGGCCAAATAAGCGCGGCCTGCGGTATTGCGATTTGCGTCTGCGCTGATGGATAGTTCCGTGGTATTCCATGAATACCCGGCTGCATCCGCACAGTTGACGCGAGTGCCGGCAATCACCAACGCATCGCCGCCGCCATTGCGACGGAAAGTTGGCTGGAACGATCCCATCGATGGACCCTTGGCATACACGACGCGGTAACTCAGGGCGCTACCCTGCCATGCAAGTTGCGTAGTGTCGTCGGTTGTGTAGATGCCACCAAGGAAATCGGCCCAGTTGTTTGAGCCAGCAAAGTATCCGAAATAGAACGGGGAAGCGTTCGGCCGCAACGTGCCGGAGGTGCGATTCAGCAGATTGTAAAGGCCAGCAGGCGCTGAATCTCCGCGTACAAGCGAGTTGCCGAGTGCGCCAGTTCCGGTGGCGTTTTGAACACTTCCATCGTCCCAAATTCGGCTGTAGGAATCAAACTTTGATTGGAACCCGTAGTAGGTTGCACTCTCTCGGGAGAACACGGGAACAAGCGGCGTGCTGTAGTGCAATGCACCAGCGGTCACCAATGCGCTAGTCATTCCATCGCACCACCCCCATCCGCCGTAATTGGTGTTGCTGTCTCCACCAATCAGAATGTCAACGCTATCCGTGCCTGCGATGGCATCACGGATGAATTGCTTGGCGCGAATACTGTCGGTGGAACCAGAGTTTGTAAACAGCGACCGCGTACGGTTTCGGTATTCGTACATGGATTAAAGCCCCGAGCTGAGGACGGTGATGGTGTTGCCTGCGCCATCGACGGCGTAGACCTCGATAAACTGGGTGCCGACAGTGTCAATCATGACAAACCCACCATTACCCGTTCCGCCCACGCCGTTGTAGATCTTGCAGTCGCCGGTGAGCGGGGTAAACGTCGCCGCTTCGTATACCGTTGCGCTATCAAGCGTTTGGCTTGAAGCATTCAAGGTGGTGTTGAAGGAGCACAGAAGCTGCGGAACAAAGGCGTTTGTTTCCGAACGGAATGACCAACCAAAGACGTAAACAGTTGGTGCTGCCGTTCCGGATGAATACAGCTTGAGCTTCATGTAGTTGAGGCTCGAGCCAAAGATGGCAGAGTTGCTAGCTGTCGGCTTGCCCGCCGTCGACACTCCGCTCGGGGCAGTCGCTACTGACGCCGTGAACGTTGCCTTCTGAAAGTTCTTGACGTCGGTCGTGAGTGTGATGTATGACATGGTGTTCCTGCGTGATGAGCCACCTGGCTGCCCACTCACCCGCTGCCCTGCGCTGGCCTGCTGTGCTGGTGGGGAGGACCATGAGACCGATGGCGTACTCCTGCAGGATACGCATTAGGGCGTCGATCGCAAGACCCGGGTGCGGCTTTCCTGCCTTTGGTTCAGGCATCCCCACCAGCCCCTCAAGGAGGAGGAGCGGGCGGGGAGTGCCGTCCCGGAGACGGCGGCAGCATTCGGCGAACCGGCGGCGGCCGTCAGGGGTCAGGAGGTTCTGCGTGATCTCGTCGATGGATCCCTTCCGCTCGACGACGGCGGGGTTCCCGTCAATCTGGTAGTCACCCGTCTTGAGCGTGCGCTTCTGGGTGCGGATGCGGACGGTGATACCCGACTGACGGCACGGGTCACGCGATGGATCCAGGCAGACGATGTGCTCGGGGAAGGTGAACGGCTTCTTCTCCCGCTCGTCAACAAGGATGGTGTACTCGCGCTTCACCTGTGCCTTCAGTGTACGACAGCTTGAAGGTGAAGGGCAGGCTCGTGCCGAACAGTTCGTTGGACCAGATGAAGATGGACTTGGCGATGGTGTCCCGGACTACGGCCGGGTTCGTCTGGCTGGTGGTGAAGATCAGCTCGTCGTGGAGCTGCAGGTTGAAGCGGTACTGGTCGACGGTGTCCTGCATGAGGCGGGACTGGATCATGGTCATGAACACGGCAGACGTGCCCTGCACCATGAACGACGTGGTGTCGTGGATGGTGCGGGCAGGACTGTGGGTGTAGAGGATGTCCGCCTCCATGAGGCGGAGCTTGCCTTCCTTGCCGTCATCGAACCAGGCCGAGCGGGTGTTGGCATAGTCCTGCCAGGCGGAGAAGATGGGTAGGGCACGGACCTCAGGCAGGGTGATGAGCCTGCCGGTCGTGGCGATGGCAGTGCGCCACGCTTTGTCGGGACCACCGCCGTTCACGCCCACCAGCAGGGCGGTCTTGGCGAGGTTGCGGTCGCCGGGCAGGGCGAGGTACGGGTCGTGGGCAAAGGCGAAGTCCCGCATCTTTCGGTCGCGGGAGATGGCTGCTGCCACGCGGAGCTCGAATGCGGTCATGTCCATTCGCCACACTCGCTGGCCGGTGGGGTCGGTCATCAGTTCGCGGATGTCCTTGGACCAGGTCTGGGCTGCGGGTCGCCGGCATGACAGACGCACGGACTGCACGCCACCCTCGTCGGTGGGGGCTCCGTACCAGGAGGGGTAGCAGGAGACCTGGTCGCCGAGGGTGAAGCAGCCGGACGGGATGTACTCGTTGTTGCCACGGTGGATCCGCTGAGACAGGATCTTCCGGATCTCCTGCTCGATGCTGTGCTCGGAGGCGTAGGTTGAGATGTACTCGAGGAGCTGGGCGTCGTCGTCGTTGGGGTTGCGGTCACGGAGGATGGCGGTCAGGACCTTGCGGTTCTCCCGGTTGTTGCGGACGCTGCGCTTCTTGTCGGAGTACTCGAGGAGGCGCGAGTCGTGCAGCTCCAGCATGTAGTCGGCTGCGGCGGACGAGGCGCGGTCGATCAGCGCGGATTGGGAGGAGCCGCTGCCCTCGCCGGACGGAAAGATCTCTGACTTGTACAACTCAGCGCCGATCACCGCTGTTGTGTGTGCCAGGTTGTCGGCGGCGCAGTACAGTTCGTAGCGGTTGAAGTGCTGGCCGTTGTGCGAGAGGTCGAGGATATTCCACAGCCGGTCGGAGTGGAACATGATGGCGGACGGCGTGAGCTTGCGACCCTGCTCGTCGTGGATGCGCTGGGCCAGGGCGCGCGCGGCGAGCACTGCGTTGTGCGTGTCCTGCGCGTTGTACTTGATGGCGTCGGCGCACATGGGGAACGGGAACTTGCCGGCCTTGAGCGTGCGGTCGTAGGCAAAGGCGCCGAGTGCGGGGCCGAGTGCCTTGAGCGAGCGCTCCTTGCGGGTGCCGGAGTGCAGCCACGACAGGATGATCGTGTCCACCAGAGTGGGCAGCGGGTACTCGACGAGCCACGAGGCAAAGCCGGAGAACTCACGCAGGTACGACAGGTCGTACACGATGTTTGATCCGACGATGGTGTCCGCCTTGCGGACCAGGTCGAGGACCAGGTGCTGCTCGGTGCACATATCGAAGACCGCCGTCTCCTTGGGTTCCCAGCCGGTGGGGTCCGAGGGTTCGCCGGAGACGATGGTCACGGCACACTGCGGGACAAGGCGACACGGCAGGTGGACGCGGTCGATCTGCTTTGAGAGGGCGGGGTTGAAGACGGTCTGGTCGGGGCACGCACCGGAGCCCTTGTCCCAGCAGGAGAAGGCGCCGTAGGTCTCGACGTCGAGGGAGATGATGAGGGGCTTAGTACTCACGGGCTTCGTACTCCTGGAGTTGTGAGAGCAGACGGGTGTTGCGTTCGCGCAGTTCCTTGTTGACTCTGCGCAGCATGGCAATCTCCTCGATGGTCTGACGGAGGGCGCGCTTGTCTGCGAACGAGGAGTCCTTGGCGGCGCTGCTGGCGTATCGAGAGATGAGCTGCGAGAGGATGTCGGACGGGCCGAGGCAGGTGGCGCCGGCGTGCTGAAGCCAGATGTCGTCGGTCATGGGTGTCTCCGGATAAACCATGCGGGCGGCGGGGTTCCGTCGTCTCGGTCCCGCCGCCCGCTGGGCAGAAAGGCTTTCGTGAATGTACCCCACCAGCCAGAGCCTTATCGTGGTGACCGTAGTGTGCGTGCGTACTGTGCGCGGATATCACGGCAGGGAGTAGCAGAGGCGACGGTGCTCAGAGGAGGACGGATGGCTGTGGGATACGGACGCACCTTCCCTCCGCTGTACGGGCGGAGGATCTGCGGTGCGCCCCACGTGGACATGGTCATGGCCTTGACCTTGTCCGGGGTGGTTTGGTGGGGCAGGGTCCCGACGCACGCAGTCGACACATGTCGATGCGCCTCGTCAGAGAGTCGGGCCCTGCCCCGTGTGATCACCAGGGTCGGGGCAGGTACGCATCACGGGAGCAGAGCACTCCGATGAAGTTGAACTGCGGACCGCGGACGTATGGGGTGTCCGGGTTGCTGGGTTCCGGTGCTCCGGTGATGGGCGCGACCTGCTTGCCGAGCGGGTACTCGACGTCCATCTGGTGGAGGCAGTCGATGAACTCGGCAGCCTCGGCGGCGGGCGGCATCATGCGGCACGGCTCATCGAGGATCTTGTAGAACAGGCGGGCGTACAGGTCACGGTCGCACAGGTGGTTGGTGTTGATGAGGTAGACGCCGCACTTGGCCAGCGCCTCGATGATGGTCCACAGCTCGTCGTGCAGGTCGGACGTGGCGGACAGCTCCTGGAGCGGGACGGGCACGATGCCGTGCTCGAGGATCATCTGCCGTCCCGTCACGGTCGGCGCCTCCTCGAGGTCGTACACCATGGTCCAGTACATGCGGTCCTTGTTGTCGGAGGGAGCGGACTCGATGAGCTCGGCGATGCGGTAGTCACGCTCGAGGAAGCGCTGCTTCTTGAGCTTGACGATGTCCTGCTTGAGCTGCTTGATGGGGTGCGGGCTGGTGAACGGACGGGTGCGGGATGCGAATGCGGTGGTCACAGTGACTCCTTTTCGTTGAGCTGGGCCTTGAGCTCATCGATCTCGTTGATGAGCTTCTTGATGTGGTCGTTGGCATGGATCAGGCGCATGCGGGCGTCGAGACCGTTCTTCGCCAGGTCGGTGAGCGTCTGCACGCCGAAGCTGTAGTTGTTGATGTAGTACTTGTCGTTGTGCTCGATGAAGTCGAGCGCGGACTGGACGATGCCCTTGGTCATCACGGTTCTTTCTGCCCTGCTGCGAGCAGGAGCTGGTGGGGGGAGACGATGCGCGGCTCCGACGCGGAGGGCGTGTCTCCCCTGAGGTGAGAGCGGAGGATGGCGAGGTGATCCGAGACGGAGTGGATCTTGTCCGGGTCACGCAGAACTGCGGACGGGTGGAAGGTGGAGAACAGGTTGAACTGGACGCCTTCGATGGAGAGCGAGAGGCCTTGCTTGAGGAAGGCGTCGGACTGCTTCATCGACTTGCCCGTCGCCCATCGGGTCAGGTGTGCGAGCGGATCTGCGCCGGCGCAGAGCGCGGCGCGGAACCGCGCAGCCCCGTAGTTCCTCATGATCGTGAGGAAGTCCTTGGTGCCGTGCTCCATCCAGCAGGCCCGGTACTGCCTGTTGGTGGGAGCCTTGCCGGTGGGCGTGTAGCAGCGGGCAATGTTGCCGAGCCAGATGTCAGCGTGGTCGTTGATGCGGGACCCGTTGACGTAGGACTCGGTCATCACCTTGCCCGAGCGTCCTTGCCAGCATGAGTTGGCGACATCCTCGTGGAAGCCGGGGTTCATGCCGAGGATCAGGACGACGGCCTCGTTGCGTGAGGTGGAGAGCAGGCGCCACGGCACGCCGGGATTCTTGATCCCTGCGGAGTGCAGGTCGCAGCGGGTGCACGTTGGCTGGGGATCGAGGATCTTGAGGTTCATGCCTTGACTTTCCGGCCGACGCCGAAGGTGAGGGACGTGGGTGCGATGCGGATCGAGAAGGTCTTGCCTTCCTTTGCGCACGTTCGGATGACGTTGATCGAGGCGGTGACGTTCTCGCCGAAGTCGTCGCCACCCACCAGGTGACGGGCATTGTCGTACCATTCTTCGTCGGTGTTGGGGTTGCAGTCCTTCGCGTAGGTGACCCAGTTGCTTCCCTCCTTGGTGGTCTCGTTCTTGAAGGTGGGCGATGCAGGCATGAGGTAGATGCCCTGGTCGTGGACGAGGAAGAGCTGGGCGTTAGGGTGCTGGTCGAAGTGGGCGACGATGGCGGTGAGGTCGGGGATGTTGGTGAACTGGACGGTGGGCATCAGCCTTCTCCCTTGTAGAGTGCGACGGCGACTGCGCGCTGCAGGTCTTCGACGTCTGAGGAACGGACGGGGACACGGTTCATCTCGGGAACGAGGGACATGCGGGACAGCCACCACTCGGGGGTGGGCAGGAATCCCATGTCCTCCATGACGTGCTGCTCCGCGATCAGGCGGGTGGGGACCTGCTTGTTGAGGCTGTTGGTGATGGTGGTGCCGAATTCCTTCTCGCACCAGAAGATGCCGGCGGTGTGGTGCCGGAGCGCACGGTGACGGGCGTCGCCGAAGAATGCCTTGGTCTCGTCGAACCAGGAGTGGATGAACTCGTAGTCGTCGGGCTTGCCGCCGTGCTTCTTGGCGGATGACAGGGCGTGGTGGTGGGGGTGCATCAGAAGGGCTGCTCCTCGTCTTCGTAGGTGGTGACGTTGGTGGTGTGCTCGTGCTTGCGGGCGCCGTCGGCGCAGAAGACGAAGGCGCCTGAGCCACCGTCGTCGATCTCCCATCCTGGGTACCGCTTGCACAGGATGACGCCGAGCTCACGGTAGATGGCGCTGATGTCGTGCCGATTGCGGAGCGCGATCATCTTGGCTGCGCGTTCGACGGTGGAAGGGGGCATGGGATCCCCGTTCCAGCTGATGCCTCCCTTCGACTCGACGTGTTCGGCGTGCCACGAGGAGAGGTTGTCGTCGGTGAAGTTGATGGTCCAGTCGTCGAACCAGCCGTCGTCGCCCGCTCCGTTGTAGACGAAGCGGACCTCGAGCTTGGGGTCGGCGAAGGTGGTTCGGACGTCGGTGACGAATGCGTCAGTCAGTGGGGTCACGGGGGTCGGCATCGTGGTTTCCTTCAAAGTGCGGGTCGTTGACGGTCTTGTCTGCCCATTCCTGGATGGCCTCGTCGATCTCGGGTCCGAGGTCCTTGAGCGCGGTCTTGATGCGCCCGTCCATGTCCTTGCCCGAGCCGAACGTCCAGGTCATGGCTCGGGTGCCTGATGGTGGGGTCAGCGAGGCGAGGTAGAGGCCGGCGTTGTATGAGGGGGTGAAGATCGTGCGCCCGTCCTCGAGTCGCTCCTTGTGGCGGATGATGGAGAGTTCGTAGGAGAGGGCCAGGGTTCCGTGCTTGTCGGACTCGAACATGAACGTGTGCTCGGTGTTCTTGCGTCCCTTCATGTGGCGACCTCGATCATGTGGGTGAGGATGTTGTGGGCACGGGACATGCGCTCGGGCGTGGAGATGGGACTGAGCGAGAGCTTCTCGACCTCGGTCACGGCGTTGAGCACGTCGCCGAAGTGGATGTCGCGGGACTCGCGGGGGAAGAATCCGCCGGGTCCGTCAGGTCGGGTGATCTCCTCGCGGAGACGGCGGACGTTGCGCCACGAGACGGCCTCGTGGGCGGCGAGTTCGACGCAGACATGGTCGACGGCGACGTTCTCGTGGTCGGTCTCGAAGATGTCCTTCAGGTAGTGCGTGTCCATCGCTGCGTGCGAGCGGAGGAAGGACTTGGCTGAGTGGAGGAAGTTCATCATGGCTGAGGCCATGATCTGGGGCAGCTGCTTGGAGAGGCCGGGCGTGTTCTTGCGGTTGAAGTGGAACGCATCGGTGCCGGCGAAGGCCTGGTTGTCGCAGACCATGGTCTTCTGGGACAGAATGCCAGCGGCAGGGAAGCGCTTGATCCACGAGTTGCGGATGCCGAGACCGAGTGACTTGCCCTCAGGGATGTTGAGCTTCTCATGCTCGAACTCGATGAGCCCGTAGAACTCGTCGGCTCCCGTTTCTCCCTCCTTGATGCCGTAGTTCTCGGAGGTGATGGTGGCACCCATGAAGTGGAGGGTGTCGATGATGGAGGTGGCGAAGTCGTAGTGCGAGAGTGGGTGCCACGTGTCCGTGGGCTGGGGTGGTTCGATGACGGACAGGTCGGTGCGGTTTGCGGGGATTGCGCCAGCGTGGAGGTAGAGAGTTGACATGTGGTTCCTTAGATGCGGAGGTCGTCGATGAGAGTGCAGTCGCCGACGTCAACGAGACGGGCCGGCGGTTCCATGTCGATGCCGAGGATGTACTCGACGTTGGATGACCAGCCTTCGATGCGGCATGAGACACCGGATCGCTTGACTTCGGACTTCATCTGTTCGGAGAGCGATGACCAATGGCGCTGTGCCTGGTCGGTGCCATGTGCCGAGTCGGGGTATGTGAAACTGGTCTCGACTGCGCTCGTGCCGTCGATGAACTGAGAGCGCAGCATGGAGAGCATGGCTGGCAGAAGGGACGCCTCAACGAGGACGCCCTTCTGCCGACGGGTGATGATGGTGATTGGCATGGTTACTCCTTGATGGCGGTGCCGCAGTGGACCCAGGTCTGGGTGGTCTGGTCGACCGTCACGCCACGAGAGTGGGTGATGATGCGGTCGATGCGGTATGCGCTGACGATGCGGGTGCGGATGGAGTCTGGGGTGGTGCGCCCGAAGCCATTGACGATGGCCTCGAGGATGGGTTGCGAGTCTGCGGCAGCGTCGACTGCGGTCTCGGGCTGGGGCTGCGCATGCTGTGGCTGGCGCAACTTGCCGGCGGACATGGACAAGCCTTCGGCACGGAGGATCATCTCCCATGCCTTGTGCTGGGCCATGCGGATCGTGTGCTCGTGCCAGTCGACCTGGCCTGCACGGTTGGTGGGGTACAGCGGGCCACCGATGTGCTCGTCGAGCTGCTCGTAGATGGTGCGCATATGGCGTCCGTCATCTGTGATCCCGTGTGCGTCGAGTTCCTGCGTGGAGTCGAAGTCGTCGATGGCCTTGCCGTCCTCGTCCTCCTTGCAGAGGTGGACGGACAGGGTCTCGGAGACGTCGGCCTCCCACCGGTTCTGACGAACGAAGGAGGATGACATGGGCAGATGCGCTGCCATGGTCTCGAGGAGCATGCTGTCGTGGATGTCGGTCATTGTTTCCTTTCTGCTTTCTGCTTCAGTCATGGGTGAGATACGCGCTCAGCAGGTGGGGCTGTCACTTCGGACGAACCCCACCTGGCGAGCGGATGGGTTGTTGGTTAGCGCTTGACTGCGGTCAGGTTGCGCTTGGGCTGGCGCTCCTGTTCCGCGGACTCGGTGACGGGCTCACGCACGTTGTCCAGGCTGATGGCCTGGACAGCGTTGCCCTTCTCGTTGCGCAGGTTGAAGTACTTCTTGCCGTCCTTCTTCGAGGTGTTCCACTCGAAGTAGCCGGTGAAGTTGAGGCCCGACAGCCCGTCGGTCATGTTGACCAGGCTGGTGATGGCTGCGACGAACGCCTCGTCCTGCCCGGTGGTGAAGGCCACCTTGGCAGCAGCAACCATGCTGAGGAACTGCTTGCCCGAGTCGGGCTTGGCAGCGTTCAGCAGGCTGCTGATCGTCGCAACAGATGCGTAGTTGCGAGCGAAGTTGACGTTGTCGTCAGACATCTGGGGCTCACAGCGCACGGACATCTGCTTGCTCATGCCGCTGTTGCCGTGCACGGTGTAGTTCACGTAGAGAGCCATGTCGTTCTCCTTGTCGGAGAAGACGACCTTGGTCACGGTGAACCCGTACCGTCCGGTCGGCATGCGGTCCGAGTTGATCTCGTTGGCAGCGTTGCGGAGGCGAGCGGCGGTGATGTTGCTGAGAGCGATCTTCATGAGGGTTCCAATCCTTCTTCTGCTTATTGCAGATTTGTAATGAGAAAGTAACTACGTCAGCAGCACGCGCTGCGGACGCCCCGTCCCGCAGCGCAGTGCTGCGGTTGTGGTCTGTGTGGCCTGGTCAGGCCTTGGTGTTCAATTCGTCGAGCCAGCTCAGGAGTGCGATTGTCTGGGACGAGTTGTCCCTGAGTCGATCCTCGAAGTATGTCTTCTGAGATTCGGTGTCGAACTCGGTGTTGCTGATGATCGACCTGGTCGTGAGCTCCAGTGCGTTGGCGCGCTGGATGCACAGCCTGATCATCTCGAGGTTGGTCTTCTTTTCTGCCATGTTCTTCCTTTGGGATGAGGCGAGGAGTGCGAGGAGCCGCCCGAAGGACGGCGACGAGCACGACCGCCGTTCAGTCGTGCGGCCATTCGACGATGAGTTCGTCGTTGTGGGCGTAGAGTCCGGTGTCACGCATGTTGCGGACGTAGGTGTTGATCTGGCGGTTGACCTCGTACTTGGAGTCTCCCTCGAGGTGGAGGGAGTGGGTGCTGTCGTTGCGGACGATGGTGATGATCGCCTTGACTTTCATTCTGTTCCTTTGTGAGTGTGATGGGCGCCGGCGGGGGCGCAACGCGCATCCCCCGCCGGGCGCCGGTCATGTCGAGTGCCACCGGATAGTTGGCACTCAGCGAATCTTCTCGCGCTTCTCTTCCATGATGTCGAGGATGTCGTCCATGAGCGTGTCTCCTTTCTCATTCAGGGGTGCGGTTCTTCTCGGGGATGGGAAGGTCCATCGAGATTGCGTATGCGTGAGTGAATGGGATGAGGCTGAGGATCTCACGCTGCCCCATGGCGTTCATCATGTCAGCCGCCGTTCCGCGACGCCAGAGTGGATCTGGCGCGTTGAAGCCAACAATGGGTTGGTAGACGCCGTCCTCGTCGGGGTCGGACGAGGCTTTGACGTGGTCCAGGAAGTACTGGTTGGTGGGGCGGTCAAAGCCATAGACATATGTCTGGCCATCGTTGTCAATCACTGTGTGTCTGGACATGCTGTTCCTTTCTTGGTGAAGTAGTCTTGGCAGTAGCCGTTTGCCGACATCGTGGGGTCCTTAGGAGTTGTTGCGGAGCTTGTTGTGGCACTGGCACAGGAGCTCGGTCATCGCGTGCAGGTCTTTGCAGAGGTCGTTGTTCTTGAGTCCTGCGCCGACGATGTGGTGGTCCCAGTCGTCCGCCCTGCTGCGGATGCCAATGACGAGTGCCTTGCAGACGGGCAGCAGGTCGTTCTTGGGGATCGAGACCATGATGGTGTCAGTGAGCGGGTTGTGCATCTGTCAGTCCTTTCTGTGCCAGTGGTCCGACTGGCTGCGGTTGTCCTGAGTGGACGAGAGTGCCCACCAGGTCGCATCTGGTGGGGTGACTCGACGACTCAGTCCTGCATGGCGTTGTAGTGCTCGGGCTCCTCGTTGGGGTGAGGGACGAAGGTGTCGCGGGAGCCGTGCGGCTTGTCGTCGACGGGGTTGCCTGCCTTGTCGAAGTCGGCCATCCTGCGTGCGATGGCCTTGAGTTCGGTCAGGGCGAGTGACGCCTTGCTGTAGTGGCTCTGTAATTCCAGGAGTTCCTTGGCGTTGATGTGTCCACCGATTGCCATTGATGCGATCTGATCTTCGACTGTGCAGTCGGAGACGACCTTGGTGGCCTCGATGTGCAGGTACAAGCAGCGGAATTCCTTCGTTCTCTTGGTCATGTAGTGCCTTTCTGCCCTGGTGGGCGTGGTGTGTCGTTCTCACGACGAGTGGGAACGAGAGGGCGCACCTGCCCGAAGACAGGTGCGCCGACTCGCGCTCACGCGGTCAGACGATGATCTTGCGATCCCACTTGCCCTTGATCTGGGAGAGGGTGCAGACCACGTTGATCTTGCTGCCGACCTCGATCTCCGTGCGACCGGAGAGGTTGACGAGCAAGCCATCGGACGTTCCGCCCTCCGCGTCCTCGACGTGGATGAGGAAGTACGGGTTGCCCTTCTTGGACTTCTCGGGGATCACCTTGGTGACGGTGACCTCCACGATGCGGCCGGTGGGCACGTACTTGCGCTCCTCGGTCTTGGAGGCGGCGGTGGCGGACGTGCTGGAGAGGTTGATCTTCATGGCGAAGATCCTTTCTGCCCTAGGTGGGCGTTGCTACGGACTTGTTGTGCACGGGTGACACGCGCCACTCGTCGCACAACGGATGTGATGGGTCGTCGTAGCAAACGACGCATCGCAGCAGGTGAGCGGGGTATTGCTCACTACATGCAACGTAGTGAGGTAAACCCAGCCAGGAGCGAGAGTTACGACTCTCGAGTCCGGATAACGGACCGCGGCTACCCCGTCGCGTAGACAACGTCAAAGACCCTACCCCCGGTAGGCCCCCAACAGGGGGGTTGTAGAAGCAGGGGAAAGACCCTCCCCCTCTCAAATTTTTTTCTCCCCCAACCGACCCTTCCGCCCCTTTCTCTCTTTCTCTATATATTTTTCTCTACGTAGAGAAAAGAAAGGTTGGTATCCTTGGTACGTCATCTGTTCCCGAAAGGAAACCCCCCTGGGCTTTGGGGGCACCAGGGGGGCAGGATTGGAGCTCGGTGGAACTTAAACTTCGTCTTCTTGGTTCCTGCGGAGGCTGAGCCCGCAGATACCGCGCTGGTGTCCCTGGCTTTCGGACATCCGCATCTGTCGGAGTCCCCAGCTGGATTCCTGGCAGATTCTGACGAACAGCATGTTAGCCGGGACGTGCAGCCTGACCCTATTGGATTCCAGCCAGTCCTCCCACTGATCCTTCACCACCTCGTTCGCCACGAACCCATCCTTCCTCTGCACGAACCGCGCATGGAGGAACGAGTCGAACGGGTTGTTCTGCAGGTGATACAGCCGCACCGCATCCTGGGCCGCAGCCGGAATCGGCCACCTCTTATCCATCTCCGATGCCAGTAGCCGCCTTGCACCCCATGCGGCCCACATGGCAATCCCCTGCAACTCGGCCTCGAGCCGGTCCTCCAGGCACAGATCCTCCTTGCCCTCGAAGCTGACCTCAAAGGGCAGAACCAGCATCTTGCCACTCAGCCCCCTGCCCTTATTCGGCAGCACGGGGATCTCGTTGCTCTGCAGCATGGGAGCCGCATTCACGATCACGTTCCGTTGCTGCCGCTGGTGCTTCACATTGACCGTCATCGGGTCCTGCCCGACGATGTTCTTCAGCACCCGGCACACCCGCTCCCCAGCCTTCGAGTCCACCTCATTCACTTCGTTGATGCTCAGCACCTTGGACCGCTCGAGCCCGTCCATGCCGAACTCGCCGGCCAGGTCCTCGAGGCTGCTGCTCATGAACGCAGCCCGACCAATCAGCTTCCGGATCACCGAAGAGATGGTGCCCTTACCCCCGCGGATCTTCCCGTACATGAGCATCCACCGGGCATACCTCCGAGTCCCCAGCAAGCAATAGCCCATCCACCGTGCCAGCAACTCAGCCCACAGCGGATCGCCGTCACCCCACTCGGCAACGGCCTGCTCCCACCTGGGGCACTTGATTGACTCGTCGTACTTCACCGGCAGGACCGCCGGATCGAACCAGTTCTTCGGCCTCCGCATCGTCTTGCCGGTTGCCGCGTTGAACAGCACATCTTCGAACGCAATGGTCGTACCCGGATCGAAGTCCCCGAGCGGGGTCCCAATCCAGCACGGAACCTGCTCCGTGTCAATCCTGACCAGGGCCTCGAGCGCCCGGGCGACCCCGTCGATCTTCTGCTTGTCCGGGCTGTACCGCTCCAGCGCCACCCCGTTCCTGGTGGGCTTCTCCCAGACGGCGTCCTCGAGGCAGACCCAGATCAGGTCCTTGAGCCTCTCGTCGTCCATGACGAGCCAGCGGTTGTCCCGCCAGACCCACCAATCGTTCCGCCACCTGTACACCCCGGAGTCCCGGAATCGTTCCTGCATGACACGCCGCGCAACCTTCGTCGGCTCAATGGAGCCGAGCGGGTCCTGTCTCCAATCCATGTTGTTCTCTCCTCTGAAAAGGCTTGACGCCGTTCCTGCAATTGTACCATGAACCCCAACAAGGAGCAACCATGGCATTCGGTGGACCCGCAATCTTCTCGAACGACCCGAACATCGGAATCCGGCAGATGGGCCTTGAGGGTTTCATCCCCACGCCCGTCAGCTCGATGACCTTCAAGAGCCGCGCTGGCGTCGACGCCCGTCGTCGCGGCAACTACCAGAACGCGCCAACTGGCCGCTCCAGCGCACCGCCGCACAAGGTTGTCACCAACCCGGACGGCACGAAGATGTCCGTCCTTCTCGACGGCAAGAAGAAGGGAAAGGGCAAGTTGCCAACCGCTCCGCCGCCTCCTTCATCAATGAATCCGATGAGCCTCGAGAACATTCTTATGCGTGCTCGTCGATTTGGGTACAAGGGACCTCAGACTCCTCCCGTTACGACAAGCCCAACCGTCCGTGTTCCGACCGCAGCCGAAATTGCTGACGGCATCACGAGGCTTGAGGAGCAGGCGAGGAACGACGAGATCAACTACCAGAAGTTTGGTCCAGGTCTCGGAATGAAGCCGAAGCTGAAGAAGGACGTCGGCGCAACGGATCTTCCGAGCACGATGTTCCGCGGCGGAGCGATGTTCGCTTGAAGAAGGCCCGTCCGTCCTACATCTCGCTCGGTGGGGGCATGCGCCTCCTGTCCGAGCAGTACTACCTGGACAACCTGAAGGGGTTCGTCCGGTCGCGCCGGGGATTCAGGGGGCTGTGCCGGGCCATCGGTTGCCCCCTGATCTTCGGTGACTTGGGAGTCGCATACGTCGACCCGGTCACGTTCCAGATCTGCATGAAGGCCATCACTCGCGCAGGCGGGCGTGACTTCCTGATGCCGGGTGCCAAGAACCAGAACGGCAAGCGCACCAACTACCCGCACGCTCGAACATCGATCCCAGTCGAGGAACTCCGCACCCACTGGCGCTGGCTGGTGGGGGAACTGTGCGCCGGTCGACGACTCGCAAAGATCGGCACGCCCGCGCAGGTGAAGCGCGCGATGCTCGACCTCACCACCCGTCTCGCCGAACTCTCGTATTCCACCCTTCCAGAGATGGTGGGGCATGAGTACGCTAGACGCATCCAGCAGGCTAAGCTCCCAGAGGACCCGGAAAATGGCAAAGCAGACAAGGCGAACCGTCTCCAGCATCATGTCCGGAATGATCGGTCAGCAAGACCGGACGCGGCCTTCGGTCATTCAGCCGACGCCGACTGCTACACCGGCGGGTCCGCTGACGGGGAATCGGGAGTCGGCGACTGCGAAGAAGATTGCTGATCGCTCGGGCAAGGCAGGTCTCGTTGCTGCCGCCGAGATCACGCGTGCAGGCGCGCCTTCCGAGCGCTCGGGCTCGCAGCGCATCGCGTCCTACCTGAAGAAGAAGGGCTTCGGTGCGGATTGGGAGAAACGCATCGAGGACCGCGCACGCGATCTCCTCATTGCCTCCGAGCGCCAGCGCGTCGGCTCGCCGAACTACGGCAACAAGGACTACATCCCGAACGACGCGGACCTGAAGGAAGTCTCCTACCGCCTCGCCATGGAGCAGGCGAACCGGATCGACAACCCGAAGGCGCGCGACCTTGCGCAGCAGCTCGTCTCCGACACCTACGGAGTCGAGCCGTCCGGCAAGCTCCAGACCGGCGTCGTCAAGAGCGACAAGCCCCGCAAGGGCCTGCTCGGACAGGGCGCCGAGGGAACCCGAGAGGAAAAGATCAAGGAGCTGGGCGCACGCAAGCGTGTCCGCCTTGCCAGCCAGGTAGCCCAGCAGGGCATCACGAAAGAAGTCCTCGAGGCCGACATCAATGAGATGAACCGCCTGGAAGCCGAGGGTGATGTTGCTGGATATGAAGAAGCCAAGCGACGTTTCTACCTGCGATTTGCTGCCCATACCGGAATTGAAGGTGATGTCAGTCTTCAGGATCAGACTCGGCAGGCAAAGAATCGAATCAGCGAGTTCTCAAAGGAGGCGGAAGGAAGACCGGATCGCTTTGGACAAAAGGACACCGGAGACCGTGGCGGCAGTACTCAGGAAGGGAAAGCCACAGAGGATGCTCCGGAGATCAACCGACAGGCATTTGATGTTCTTGCTGCCGATCCGGAGTTGACCGAGAGAGTTCTTGACCGCTTTTCCGACACCGACAAGGCGGCGGTCATCGCTAAGTTCAAGAAGATCAAGGACGACCCGAACTCCGAAGCAGCGCAGATGACGCGCGCCGACCTGCTGCGCACGTTCAACAAGGCGCTGTCCATCGAGGGCATGGTCAAGGCGCAGACCATCCTCGGCGAGGTTGGTTCGCCCGCAGCACGTCGCGCTGCCAAGATGCAGGAGGTCCGGGACGCGGCATCTCCCGAGACCCGTCGCGGCGAACGGCGCGAGCAGCTTGGAAACATCCGCTCTGCGATCAAGGTCATCGAGAGCGTGATGAGCGGCACTCGCCGGTACGACGCGCGTGCCGCAGGTCGAGAGGCAATGACTGCCGACATCGGGTCGGTGATGAATGCGCTGAAGCAGTACGTCCCAAGCAACCGCTTGTTCCAGGATCGTATGCAGGGACAGGTCCGCAAGGCCTTTGGTATGGCCGCCTCGGGCAACGTGCGTCCGCTTGGCGAGATCATGAGGGGCCTCCAGATGCTCGGCCAGAAGGCTCCGCCCACCATCGAGGAGCAGGTGGGGGACACGAAGGGTGACGTCCCGCAGCTGGCCGCAATGATGACCGGCGTTGGCAACCGCATCCGCGGTGGCGCAAGCACTGCTCGTGCCAAGCCGGGTGCCCGCAATGTCCTGACCGGCAAGCGTCTCAAGAGAGGCGTTGCTCCGGCGGCTGAACCCAAGGGCGGAGTCGAGACCGGTGGCGCAACCGGCGTTGGCGAGAGTGCCGGTCTTCCGCTTGGACGAGCTCGCGGCAATGTTCGCCAGCAGCCAGCTCGCCGTGAAGAGGGAGGATATGCAACCGGTCGCCCTGAAGTCAATCTCTCAAAGGTCGAAACCGGCGGTGGATCGTATGTTCCGCCCAAGAGGTACGGACTTCGCGGGGGACGCATGTCTCTTGCAAAGACAGAGAAGCCGAATGTTGAGGACTTGGGCATTCCGACAGCAGACAAGCTCAACAGTGCGTTTGACCAGTTTATGGCCGACGCTCAGTCGGAGGCGCTTGGCAAGGGCGACGTGCGGATGCAGGGCCGAGATGCCGAGACGATGGGCAAGACCCGCCGGGTTGCGGCATCTCGCCTCCGCAGCCTGATTGATGCGTACAAGGACGAGACCAAGGATCTTGACAAGCAGAAGGACATTGGAGAGATCCGTGATGCCAAGCAGCTTGCGTCTGCCCAGAAGGATCTTGCCGCCCTGAACAGGGAGATTGCTGATGGCAAGAAGCGTCTTGACGACATTCGTCGTTACATTGCGCCTCGGCAAAGCAGAGACATGTTTGAGGACGTTCGCCGTCGCGTGCCTGTCGACCAGGACGACGACTTCCGTCCGCCTTCTGCGAAGCGGCAGTTCATGCCTCAGACCCAGGATGCTGAGACGATGCGGGACTACCGGGCTGCGCTTGAGGGTCGCATCAAGGTCCTCCAGGGCCGCGTGAACATGTTTGAGCGAGAGCTCGCCCGCGCTACCGAAGGCAAGGGGATTGGCCCCAAGGTCATGGGTGCTGCTGTCCGTGAGGGCCGTCGGCAGGAAATGCCGGTGATCAGGCAGAAGGGGATTCCCAAGCAGAAGGTCAAGTCCAAGGCACGTTCGACCCCGCCTCTGTCCGAGGTTGCGCAGCCCACCGTTAGACCGGGCGAGCGTGACGAGCGGGCCTTTACGGGCGGCAAGTTTGTCAAGGGTGTCCGCCAGGAACCCGGTCGCAAGCAGTCCGAGCCTGTGAAGCGGGCGATGCGCGGCAAGCGGATGAAGCTCAAGAAGACTCAGAAGCCGGCATACATCGAGCGGATGGAAGACGTGGATATGGTCCGCAGGGCAGGTCTGGCTGGGCTCCTTGAGGGGCTGCCGGCATGACGCCTAGGAGCCTGGCCCAGAAGAAGGACGAGATGGTCGACGAGACCGTCATGTCGTTCTTCTGCCCCACCCGCCTGGGTTCGGCAATCCGGGCGACCGAGTGGGATGTTGCGGAGGAGATGGAGCGTCTGGTAGACATTGCACGTAATGGAAGCGGCAAGGTTTCCATTGACGCCATGAAACGCATCAGGGAGATCGTGCGTGAAGTGGCAGAACTCAACGGAATGATCACCACGACTGCGGCAACGCAGACCGTCACGGAAACAAACGGCGATGGGAAGACAATCACACAATCGGCATCACGACTCGTCTCAAGCCTCAGGAGGGCCCCAAGTGCAATCACAGAAGACTCAACAGCAAGAATCGCAGCCACCTACTTGCCATCTCGCGGACCTGGATCCGCTTCTCAGTAAGGCGTTTGCTCACATCGCGGCGATGGACGGCATTCAGGCAGCTCGAGGCGGCGGGCCAATTCTGTTCTCGCTGGGCATCATTGACCCCGTCACCTGGTGGGGCGAACCGTCCGAACTCGGCAACGCGATCATCGAGCGGATCAAGACGAACAACCACGTCTTCCATCAGCGCTGGGTTGATGCGGCCACCGAGATTGTCTCGGTCAGTCCTGCCGCTCACGAGCCCGCGTTCCTTGCTGCTTGCATCCTCCGCATGGCTGCGACCGAACTGGTCGCGATCAAGGGGATGCAGCGCAAGATGGTGGGTCTGTGAACCCGGTTGCCATCGACCTGCCTGCGCAGGGCAACGGCATGTGGCCGCTGCCTGCCGACTACCTCACGCTCACGCCCGAGGGCCAGCGCCTCGCGCGCGTGAACGCGTGTTCGCAGTGGCTTGTCCCCACCAACGATCTTGGCCTGAAATCCACGCGTTTTGCGGGGAGCGTCAACTTCTTCGACAACTGGTACCTCCACCCGGATTGGGAGGAGGACTTCAACCCGTACTTCTACGACGACGATCCGGTCGAGCCGCCTGCCGGCCATTTCGCTATCTACCGAATGTGGGCAATGGCTCCGCGCTCGGTGGCCATTGCGCCGCGCGGATTTGCCAAGAGCAATTGCTTCCGCAAGACCGCGCTGCTCCAGATGCTCTCGCGTCCGGCGTTCTCGTTCATCTACGCGACGAGCAGCATCGACAATGCGGAGCAGACGTCTCAGATCCTGAAGACGCAGTTCATCGCGAACAAGCGCATTGCCGACGACTTTGCGCCGGAGTTCCCTGACGGACGTATCACGCCCAAGCGAGGCGAGGCATCCTTCGGCGTCGAGCTGATGTACTTGGCGAATGGCTCGTGGTTCCGCGCCATCAGCGCCGAGAGCCGACAGCGTGGTGGTCGCCCGCGCGTGTACGCGCTTGATGACCCCGAGTATGACCCGAAGGCGTCGACCAGCATGTCGATCCTGCGGTCGTACATGGAGCGACTGCTGTTCAAGGTCGTGATGCCGATGGTCACCCGCCGCGATACGAGCGTGCGGTGGCTGGCGACGTTCGTGAGCCGGCGGCACTACGCGTGGCACGCGATGATGACGGAGCTGTTGGCGGACGGGAGCCGGGTCGCTAAGGACCCGCGCTTCGACCAGTGGGCGCGCCTGATCCTGAAGGCCGAGTACACGGACGAGGATGGAAAACCCCAGAGCACCTGGCCTTCCATGTGGCCGGTTGACCGCAAGACCAGGGATGCCAACGAGAAGCTGAAGGGCCTGATCACTCTGGAGGACATCCGGGAAATGATCGGCAGCCACAACTACATGGCTGAGTATCTGGCCCAGCCGGGCGAGAGCGAGGAGGCCTACTTCGGGGACGTGACCCAGGAGCGGCACGGGTGGTGGCTTGAGAACCCGGACACCGACAGCGACGTCGACCCATACGCCTCGAAGTCCACCGTGTGCTGGCGGAACAAGTCCGGCGAGACCGAGCGCATGCCGCTCCCAGAGTTTCTGGTGGGGCGCGTCAAGTTGTTTGCCACGGTCGACACCTCGTACACGGCGACCACGGATTCGGACTTCAAGGTCTGCACGGTCATGGGGTACGACCCCGTCGAGGCAGTCCTGTTTGTGTTGGACACCTGGGGAGGCCAGTGCCGGGAGCCTGTTCTGATCGAGCACGCGTTCCGGCTGGCCATGAAGTGGCGGGTTCCCTCTATTCACGTCGAGGTGGTTCGGCAGTCCTTCAGTCTGTATGCGGCCATGGAGTCGATGGTCCGGCAGCGGGCGGACCAGATCACCGGCATGACCCCGCCGAAGGTCGTGAAGCTGAACCCCGGTGTCATGGACAAGACCTCAAAGATCAGCGCCCTGAACTACCGGTTTGAGCACGGGCTGATCAAACTCCCCACCTGGCGGCGTGGTCTGATGCCCTGGCGGCACCTGTTTGAGCAGATCGAGCAGTTCAACCCGGACGCCGAGAACGGCGGTTTGGCCCACGACGACTTCATTGACACGGTCGCCATGAGCATGTTTGTGGTCCGGGGCCGGATGGAACGGTCGGCTGTCCAGCAGGTTGACGACGACCGGCTGGTGGTTGAGAACCCCCTTGAGGAGATCGGGGACGGCAACTATGTTGACAAGAAGTACGGAGTGAACATTGCGGATGCAATGAATTTCAATAACATCTCTGTTGAGGACGCCCTCCGTATCATGAGGGATCCCGAGCCCAGGAGCGGAGGTTCCCGTGTCTGACCAGATGATCTATGAAGCACCGCGCCCGAATCCGGGCCAGATGACCGTGACCATTCCGCTCTCGTATTTCAACATGCTGGTAGAGTCGTACTACGCTGGGCGCCGTGAACCACAGGTCCAGCAGGTGCCGGTGCAGCCCCGTGAGGATGCGCCATTCGTGAACAGCAACTTTAATGGCGTCGACCTTCTGGAGGACATGCCTCCGGGATGGTCGCGCGTGAGGAAGAAGCCCGATGGCAAGTGACGGCGTCAACCTCCCCAAGGACCCGAAGAACCTCGGCAAGATCATCGACGCGCACGTGTCGCGTGAGATGCTGAAGCTGACGTACCGCCGCACCCTTTGGCTGCTGGCGTGGTACTACCTCAACGGCTTCCGCCGGTTCGACATCTTCGACCCGCGCACGGGACGCATCACGCCGCACTACCTCGACGAGGAAGGGAACATGGAGTTCCAGTCCACCGAGTTGCTGTCGGTGGTTGACAAGACGACTGCTCGCCTCAACACTATGGATCTGCGCCCTCGTGCGCTGAGGCAGGGATTCAGTCTTGCAGGACTTCGCGAACGATCTGTTGCTCAGCTGGTTGCCGACGCTGTGGTCTCTGACCAGCAGCTGGTGGGGGTTCAGCGTGACTTCAACTATCTCTTCGCCCTGCTTGGCTCTTGCGGCATCACTGGTCACATGGTTGATAGCCCAACGGTTGGACTCACCGCCGACCTCGAAGTCATCCACCCCAAGGAACTGATTCCGTTCCCGTCGCTCGGCCATGACCACACGAAGGTGCGTGGTCTCGTGCGTCAGCGACTCGTGCCGCTGAACTTCCTCAAGGAGAAGTACGGAAGCCGCAAGATCGACCAGAACATCGAGGAGATGAACGTCTGGCGCTGGCAGTACGGTCACCAGATGGAAGAGTCGCAGGACGCGCCGTGGAACGGCACGGGCTACTTTGTCTCGACGATGGCGAACGGCGGCATCAAGGGCAACGACGAGGACGAGGACACCCAGCAGGTCTGCAAGGTGCGCGAGACGTGGATTCACGGCCCTCGTGGTACCGTCACTCGTTACATTGTCTCGAGCGGCGACGTCGTCATCGACGACCAGGATCTGTCGAAGGTCGAGGCGTACTGCCCGGTTGGCTTTGCGCGGTTCATGGACAACGGCACGTTCCACGGCGCTGGCCTGTTTGACCTGATGTTCGGCATCGTGCGCGAGATGGAGCGTCTGATGAAGTCGCTCTTCAACAACATCCGCACAATGGACCGTTACGGCGTAGTGCTGCTGCCGCAGGGCACGATCAACGAACGCGCCGCGATGCGCGAGGTTGGTCACGGTCTGCGCTACCTGTCGTACACGAAGGACGCACTGATGGGCGATGAGTTCCGCCCGATGGTGATTCAACCGTTTAATGCAGGCGAGGTGCCTGGCAAGGTCGCGCAGTTTGCGAAGAGTGTTGCCGACGGGCTTAGCCCGGTGCAGGATCTGTTGGCTGAGAAGGGTCGCGTGGACAGCGCGAGCGGTCTGCAGTTCCTTGACGAGCAGATCAATAAGGCGATGACCAACCCCACCAGCGGCGTGCAGACTGCGTTCGGCACCATGTATCGCGCGGTTGTGGCAAAGGCTGCGGGCCAGATGCTTGTCTCTCGGCGGGCCCTGCCTGTCAACAAGCTGACGACCGAGCTTGCTGGAGCGGTCATTGACCCTGACAACGGTACGGTTTCGTTTGAGCAGAACCCGCTGCCGAACTTCTCGCAGATCGCCTTCACCGTACGGGACACCGCGCCGAAGAGCGAAGTCGTGCGGAAACAGGAGGCGATGGGGATGCTGTCGGCGGGTATGACCGACCCGGATGGCGTCAAGCTCTTCATGATGAAGGAGGGCATCGACGTCGCAATGTGGATGGAGGAAGAGAAGAGCGCGTACGAGAGCGTTGTCCGGAACATCCTGCTCCTGTTCGGAGATGGAACCACGACGCAGCAGATCGTGCTCACACCGCACACGTCGCGCCCGGACATCCAGATCAGGGTGCTGAGCGCGTTCATGTCGAATCCGATCATGGGCGTGGCAAGCCCGGCGGTTCAGGACGCTTTCAAGGCGTACCGTGAGGCGTTGATTGGATTCATGGGACAGACCTTGCCGGCGATGGTCCCAAACCCGGACGACATGGCCAACGTGGCTGGTCGCATCGGGCCCGAGTCGCAGGCGCAACCTCAGGGAATGACAGCAAATGGATGACGAAGCAGACATTAATTCCACCCCCGCGCGTGCAGGTGGGGTCGTCAGCAACCTCGACATGATGGTCGAGATCGACGGCGAACAGGTTCGCATTGGCGATCTTGTGGACACGATTCGCAAGGCCGGTGACATGGTTCAGGAGATTGACGATCTCCGTGCGTTCCAGGAGGCGACGAACCAGTTCATTCGGCGCGAGGGCGAGCAGCACGAGATCGCGGATGCCGCGTCGAAGATGCTGGCTGGCGTCGGCTACTCGGATCAGGAAATCAAGGAGTACGTCCGGGACTGGACCCGGTCTCAGGTTGAAGGCGATCAGGAAGAGGAGGCCGAAGAGGAGGCCACCGAAGACACTCAGGAGGAACCCAAAATGGATCAGAATGACCCCCGTTACGACCGTCTGGCACAGGAAACCAAGCAGCTCCGTCTGCGCATGATGCGTGAAGAAATGCAAAAAGGCATTGTTTCTGCCATTGACGGAAACGGAGAGATCGCGAAGATGTTGATGGGTCTGGATAAGTCTCGCGGGCGTGAACACGCCACGGGCGCCTACCAGGCCATCCAGGACCAGGTTCGCAAGGCCACCCTCGACCGTCTGTATGACAGGCGGGACAAGAGCGGCGGAAACTTCAGCGAAGACTGGATCCAGGAAGAGGCGGCGAAAGCCGCTGAAGAGGTGGCGCGTTCTTACGCTACGGTCATCGGAGACCTGGACTCTTTGGGTCGGTCTCCGGAAACAGTGAGCGAAGTGGACACGATCTCCTCGAAGCCCCCGGTCCCTGCCCCCGAATTCAAGAAGGGGATGGATCGAGGGACCGTTGACACGGCGATTCGTGAATTCAACACGGACGCCCTCACCCGTCTTGCCGTCGATGTCTCCGCAGGTGGGGACACGAAGGCCTGACGAACACTGACCCCACCCGCCAAGGAGGCGGATTCACATGGCTTACGCAACCACTGGCTCTCTGTTTGACAAGCAGAGCGACCGGATTCAGGAGGTGCTCAATAAGAACATTGAGCTCTTCCTCCCGGCGCTCGACCCTGCCTGGCGCGACACGTTCGTGACCAGCCAGGGTGTCGGCCCCGCGTCCCTCATCGGTCGTGACCTCAAGATCCTCAAGATCTACATGGGTTCGATGGCCGGCGTCCTGGACATGGGTGACAACACCAACAACTTCGTCCTCTACGGCGACAAGACCGTCACGGACATTGGTGCGAAGCTGCAGCAGCAGTCGAACACCAACACTTGGCCGGACGCCACTGATGGCGTGATGGCCAAGCCGTACCGTCTTGGCGTCGGCATGAAGGCCATGGTCTCCAACCTGTACATGTCGCTCGGCGAGATGACGGCTGAAGCCACCCCGGCGTTCATCGGCGAAGTGATCGGCCCGAAGCTCGAGGGTCATGCGCGCCTGATGGCGCACACCCTGTGCAACTACTGGTATCTCGCCGAGAACGCGAACTACCAGCTGAGCACCATTTCGTTCGATGCGACGAATGCCGAGTACTCGACGAACTTCCTGACCACCACTCCTGCGACGTTTGCGGCTCCGGCTTCGGCAAGTTCGTACAACCCGAATGCGATCCGGTTCCAGGTTCCGGAGAAGAACATCGACCGTTATGCCGTCGGCATGCGCGTCGACATCTTCACCAGCGCCGCGACCCAGATCCGCATGAACGATTCGCAGTCCGCTGCTGCTTCCCAGAACAACACCACCCGCGTGTCTGCCTGGGTTGCTGCCGTCGACGAGGTCACCAACAAGGTGACCATCGCGTTCGGTCAGGCGCTCACGGCAACGGCGTTCAGCTTCACGACCACCCCGACGACGTACTATGTGTACTTCGCGAATGCTCGTAAGCTGAACAGTGGCGGTCCTGCGTCCTCGAACGGTTACGGCTTCGCTGGCATCAACAGCTGGCTGAAGAACACCGGCAACCTGCTGGGCGGCGATTACGACTCCTCGAACGCGATTGACGTGAACGTCCACCCGGAGTTCAAGTCGTTCTTCAAGTCGAGCGTCGGCACGCTGACCGAGCACAAGATGCGTCAGTACCTCCGCGGCTTCCACCGCGCGAAGGAGAAGTACGGTCAGTACATCGACTGCCTCATCGCCTCGGACGGCGTGTGGCTCAACTACGAGGCGCAGAAGATCGGCCAGTACCAGCTGGACCGCACCAACCGCCTGTCGAGCCTCACCAACGAGGGCAGCCAGGAAGGCTTCAAGTTCACCTTCGACGGCCGCACGTACACCGGCTACACCTCGAATTACATCGAGGACGGCACGGTCTACGGCATCCGCAAGGGTGGCCAGAACTGGAAGAAGTACGTCCCGCCGAGCCCGAAGGGGACCCAGAAGTTTGACAAGGCGGAAGGCTTCATCCCCTTCGAGTTCGTCGGCCCGGCCCTGGGCTACGCGGACGTGAAGGTGCCGATCCAGCGTGTGTCTGGCAACAGCACCCTGGTGACCGAAGGCATGCAGATGCCGGGCATGCTGCGCATGCAGCTCGTCCCGGATCAGCCGGCCGGTCTGAAGCTCACCAACGTTACTACCGACCGCCAGTACGGCGAGTAAGTCCTCCCTGAGGCCCCGTCTACGGACGGGAACCACGCCATCCCCCTGCATCTTCGGGTGCAGGGGGATGTGTATTTTGGGGATGTCCGTATCATGCGTGCATGGCAGAGAATCCACTCTTCAATGCGCCGAAGACCGAGGGCGCTAAGCCCGCACCTCCGCAGATGCCACCGCAGTCGTCGGGCAAGAAGTGTGGCTGCATTGAGAAGCTGATGTCTGCGCAGCAGTCGCTTCGGATGCAGCACTGGCTCACCAAGTCGCACGCCCAGCACAACGCAATCGGCAATGCCTACGAGGGCCTGGACGAACTGATCGACTCGTTTGTCGAGACGCTCATCGGCGCTAAGAGCCGCGACGTTCTTTCCGGCATCTCCTCGATCTCCGTTGGTGGGGACGTTCAGAAGATCCTTGGTGATCTCGAGGGAGTGCTGCGCAACGACATCCCGAAGGACGTCGGGGAGAAGGAGACGTCGCTCCTCAACATCCGTGACGAGATGCTTGCGCTCGTGCAGAAGACCCGCTATCTGCTGACCCAGGAATAACATGGCAAAGAAGCGCTTCGATTTCAAGGCCAAGCACAAGAACCCGCTTGGCGGTCTGAGCGAGCTCGGCCGCAATGCGTATAACCGTGCAACCGGCGGCAACCTGAAGCGCCCGCAGCCCGAGGGCGGCTCTCGCCGGAACTCTTTCTGCGCTCGCATGAAGGGCATGAAGAAGAAGTTGACCAGCAGCAAGACCGCGAACGACCCGAACTCCCGCATCAACAAGAGCCTGCGGGCTTGGAACTGCTAATGCCAAGAAACCCACTCAAAGGCGTAATGAAGTTTGTGTCTCCGAACATTGGTTCAGAGCATCGAATGTTCATGGAACGTCTTTCTGATATCGAGGACAACTTGATCAGAAAGCGCGGATTTGATCCATCGAAGTTCCGCCAGACTGCCGGACGCAAGGAAATTAATCGGCTGAAGCAGGAAGCCCGCAAGATTGCGCTTAGAGGTTCAAGGCCCTCTATCGAGGATTGATAGAAGATGCCCAAGGACTCCTGCTACCGCAAGGTGATGGCTTCGTACGGCAAGTGGTCGGCGCGTGCTGCGCAGGCTACGGCCAAGTGCCGCAAGGCCAGCGGCAACGTGCGGAAGACGCAGGCTGGCGCTAATCTCAAGCGCTGGGGTGCGGAGAAGTGGCAGGACACCAAGAGCGGAAAGGCGTGCGGTGCAGGCGGATCCAACGAGTACTGCCGCCCCACCCGCCGTGTAAGCAGCAAGACGCCCAAGACGAAGGGCGAGATGAGCGGCGGTGAGCTGGCAAGCAAGAAGTCAGAGAAGAGCCGTGTTGGTATGCACGGTGCGTTCGGCAAGAAAGTTTCGCCACTCAGGCGAGTAAGGAAGTTGGTCAAGTGAAGATCTCGAAGAACCCAATCAAGTCGATTCAGGACAAGATCCGCAGTGCTTCTAAGCCCAAGGGCATGAAGGGCATGAGCGGCAGCAAGTGCTCGTGCGGCAAGAAGGGCTGCGGCTGCGGCAAGAAGATGAGCGGCCTGTTCGGCGGCAAGAAGGGATACTGATATGCCAAGAAAACAGCGTTTTCAAGTTCCAAGCATGGCGGAAATTGAAAAAGCCATGTTTCCAAAACGTGGTATTCCAAAAGAAGATCCGTTTGCAGGAGAATCAATTGGTTCTGAAAAACTCAAATCTAAGCTTCGTGATTTTAAAGGGAAAATGACCTTGAGAGATACATTGAAGTTGATTAATAGACTTCGTGCAGCTCGTGGTGAATCTCCGGTAGACAATCTTCCAAAGTACTAACATGGCCAAGAAGTGGATCGGCAAGGTCGTGGCTGACATCAAGCGTCGTGGCACCGAGGGCGTGTGCACCGGCAAGAAGATGGGTGGACCCACCTGCCCGCCGGGTAGCAAGCGGTACAACCTCGCCAAGACGTTCAAGAAGATGGCAAAGCGATGACGCAGATTGAGATCACTTTCGACCCGAAGTGGGAAGCCGCGTGCGCCGGTCTCGCGATGGACCAGGATCACGAGATTCTGCCGGACGGCGATTGGATCCGGTTTGCGCGCCGTGTCACGGGCATTCCCGAGCTGTTCCTGTATCGGCACCGCCGCACGGAGAACTTCGTGCTGGCAAAGTGGCTGTTCAAGCCGGACGTGTGCCTAGAGCTTGAGGCGTTTCCCATTGCGCCGGATCGCGGCGGATGGATGTCTGCTGAGGAACTCAAGGCTCGGTGCTCGCCCGTGGACGAGACCGTGAAGTCCATGAAAGACCAGATGCGCAAGGCTGCCAGCGAGCGTCGCTCGATGATGCAAGACCACGCGCATGAGAAGATGGCGACCGTCAAGCGTCTGAAGAACCGCGGCCACGACCGGGCAGCGCACGGAATTGAAACCGGCGCACAGCCGTGGGTTGGCGAGTCGAAGGGCGGAGAGTCGTACCGCAAGACGTGCGAGATGCTCAAGAACATCGCAAAGGTGACCTGACATGGACTCAACCGGCGGATTCCTTGATACCGTGATCGAGCGCACCCGTGCGTATCTTGATGATGCGTCATTGGATGCCAAGTACGACGACAGCTTCTTGGTGCGGAACATCATCAGTCCGATGTTTGCGTCGGTTGCGTCGCGCATCAACAACTCGACGACCAACGCGATCAGCACCTGGATCCCGTTTCCGATCACCAAGGGCTCTCCGTACTACCAGCTGCCGCCATGCGTCGGCGAGGTGTGGCGTCTTGCACAGCGCAACCACGACGACTGGGTCAGCCGCGAGGCGATGCCCCGCACCGAGTGGCACTACCGCGGACCCAACTGGAAGATCGAGGGGAACATGATGGTGTTCACCCCGACTCCGGACCAGGACTACAACGACCTCGAGCTGCAATTCATCCACAACGGCGAGATTGCCCCGTTCCGCACGACAGCGACACTGCTTGGCGCACCTTCTGGTGTCAATATTGCGGGCACTGCTGGTCAGTTTTCGTGCTCATCGACAACTTTGATTGTCGGCCAAGCGATTACGATCACGGGAACCAATGCCGGAAGTGGGACAATTAACGGATACTCAAGCGGCAAGACGTACTACATCATCGTCACGAACGGATCGACGACGTTCACGCTGTCGGAGACGCTTGGTGGCACCGCTCTTGTGACTGTTGGTGGATCTACCACGGGACTGTCATTTAGCGTAGTGTCGGATACTGTCGTCTTTTCTCTGACCGGAACTCCGGCGCTTGGTGTGATTGACCGCCGGGACAACGCGTACCTCGGTTGCGTATTGAGGATCCTCACCAGCACGGGCATCGTCGAGGAGCGCATCATTTCTAAGTGGACAAAGAACGCTACGTTCTTTGAGACCCAGGTGCGACTGCCGTTTACCTACGCGACACCTGGCTCGATCACGGTTGAGTATGCGCCTTTCGGACTCGAGTCGCTCTTCGAGGCGGTTGCGGTTGGTGGGGCCATCAAGCTCGGGACGTACAAGAAGATCTCTGGGGCCCAGTTCCAGATGCTGCAGTTGCAGTACAAGGACGCGATGAAGACCGCAATGGATCACTTCGCGAACAAGCAGATGCGTACGGGCAAGTACTTTGAGAGGAGCACCGCCGACAATCCGCTCAACGACTGGAGGAACATTTGACATCACTTCCAGGATTCGGGGCTGGCCGCGAGGAAAAGAACGGGTTTCCGAACCCGATCCTTTGGGACCAGAGGAACATTGCCGGTACGCAGGATCTGTTCAACCAGGAGGGCGATGGCGCGTACCCCTACGGCTTCTTCTTCCAGCCGCCGGGCGTTCCTGCCCAGCCGAATCCGTTGATTTCGTGGTCCGGTCTTCCGCCTTCCGGACAGTTCATTCCGTTTCAGTTCCCGGTGATGGGCATGTTCCCGCCGGTGAACTTCCACGTGAACCAGGGAATGCCGTTTGGTTTGGGGCAGGCCGGTGGCAACATCGCCGTGACTTACGACGATGGCACGACGCTAGTCACCATTGAAAACGTTACCGAACTTGACTTTGGTAGCTGGACATCCGGCCTTGTCTACGAGAATCCAGCCGGCAGCGGCGTCATCACGATTGACCCACCTAGCGGAACCGGCACGACCGGCAACTTGACGGTCAACACCGGCAGCACTGCGGGAACGGGACCGCTTCTGATCGCTGGTGGATCCGGAAACTCGTTCTCCGGAAACATCACTATCGGGCTGAACTACGACACGACGGACTCGTTCAATCCGTCTTCGGGCAACCTGAAGCTCAAGACGATCACCACTGCCGTGACGACGGACGGGACGAACGAGCTGGTTGCCGGCGTAACCACCGACTCGTTCGGGCGGTTCACGGATTACAAGAAGATCACGGTCGATACGACGACGTCCTTCAACTCGACGCTGACTCCGACGAATCAGTTGCAGCTGAAGAACATCTCGATGACGCCTGCGCTTGCGGCGATTCCTGCCACCACGCTTGCGACGGACATCACCGTTGACGGCAAGGGTCGCGTGACGGCGGAGACGACCAGGGACATCGGCATGTTCATCATCACGAAGGCTGATCGTGTTGCCGGAAACACCTTCTGGACGTATACGGTAAAACGGCTGTACGACTCTGACTCATCTGTTGCGCCGATCACGACGTTTCCGTTTACGGAGGGACGCGGATCAACGTTCACTGCATACAACGGACTTGAGGTGGCAAATAATGCCGGTAGTGTGTATGGCCTAAGTGTTGGTTCGACTTCCGGTACTGGTGCAATCACGCTGACTGGCACTTACGACGGATTTTCGTATGACTCCGTTCCGATTGGCACCGTTGTAATGGCAATCAAGGAGGGCAACGTGAACGCCAAGTGGTGGTTTACGGCTCCGAATCAGATATACGGTGCGTGCCCGAGCCCATGATTGGCGCAATTGTCACAACTGCATGCTGCTGTGGCACGGTTGTACCGAACTATTTATACGTGGCCAACAAGTGCGTGAACTACTCGCAGCAGCCATGCGTGCGCGAGTGCGGGAATTGTTGCGAGGGAGCAGATCCGCCGCTTCAGATCAGGTTCTGCGATTGGTACCTGCAGAAGATCGGGTTCACACTTCCGTTCAGTGCGCTGTACTGCTACTTCGTGGAGTACGAAGGTTGCACGTACCTGATCAACCAGACACCAGAGGGTGTTTGTGGACCAACGCCACCAGCGGGTGTCTACAACGAAGGCGAGCTCAAGGAAGTGCGCCTCAA